GCTTGGATTTTGCTGCCTGCAATTGCTGCACTGGCATTGATGTCTACGTTGAGGATGGTTCCATCAAGGATCATCGTGCTGGTAACTGTGCCCGTATCACCAGAGGTAACTACCGTTCCAGATATATCTGGGAATGTGATGGTGCGGTCTGCTGTCGGATCAACAACCGTCAGGAATGTTTCAGCAGCGTTGGCCGTGGTTCCTTCAAATGCAAGCGAGCCAGCTGTACCGATCAGCAGTTCACCCGTTACGGTGCCGCCAGTTTTGGATAGTTTTTCGTCTTCTAGTTCTTGGATACCGGTCTGGACATTAGTTGCAGCAATTCCGGCATACGGAATCAGGCTGATATTTCCGGCAGTTTGACCAGCAATCGCATTGCTAACGTCAACGTGATCCCATGTAGTGCCGCTTGACACCAGCATGTCTGGTGGTGCCAGTGCAACTACAGGCGCCGGAGCTACGCCAGTACCTGAATCGGAAACGACAACGTAGTAGCTGAGGTTAGTGGCGCTGGCTGCTGGGAGCGCCGCTCCAATCGTCAGACCGATTGCAGAACCTTGAGTGGTTACTGAACGGACTGTATTAGTTGCTGCGTTATATGTGCCAGCATAAACAAGGTTGCCTGAGATAACAGTAATTGGCTGCCATGTGTTGCCATCGTACAAGTAAAGGTCTGCATTATTAGCATCAAAGAAAAACTCTCCCGTAAACTGTGGCGAGGGGAATGTAACAATACCGCTAGTGCTGGTAGCACCACCAATCTGCACAGTTGAGTTGTTGGCTAATTTTGCACCCGTGATGCTATTGGTGCCGAACAGAGCAATGTCTAAAATTCCACTGGTAATCTTGGAAGCAGGCAAGCTGGGAATATCTGCTGCTGATAAAGTTGTGCCAGCAGTAATGTGCCCGGTGGTGGTAACAGTGACTTTGGTGTAGGTTCCAGCGGCGGCACCGCTCAATGTGTGCGTAAGGCTTCCACTTGTGACAGTCAGGTCACCGGCTGGGACAGAAACCGCACCCTTGGTTGTAGTCGTTGCGTTGGGAAGATCAGCAGCCACCAAAGCGGTTGCTGCCGTGATATGGCCACTGTTGTTAAATGTAATGCCGCTAACCGTTGCTCCGGTTACTGATGATGTATGGCTTAACGCACCAACACCACTGACGTTTAAGCCGGAAGCGCTTGGAACGCTGACGATACCAGCCGTTGTCGTGGTTGCTACGGGTAACGAACTTGCTGCAATTGCTGTTGTTGCAGTGATGTGGCCTTGCGTATCAAATGTGATTCCATTAAATGTGCCAGCAGTTACGCTATTGGCGTGGCCAATTGCACCGCTAACTTTATTAAGTCCACGATCAAGGCTTGCCGTTGCAATTTTGGCAGCGGTTACGGTCCCATCGCTGAGCTTGGCGCCATCTACACCGCTAGCAATTTTTGCGCTTGTTACTGCCAGGTTGGCAATGGCTGCCGTATCGACTGCATCGTCGGCTAGTTCTGATGATCCAACGCTATTGGCGCCGAGCTGTGCGGCGTTGACGCTACTGGTGGCTAGTTTGCTGCCGTTGATACTGCCATCATCAATTATTGCAACGCCGTATTGAATTAGATCCTTGCTCGTCAGCTTTTTGGTTTCGCTGGCGGATACGTCAGCAACTGCCAGTAAGTCGGTTGCCGATAGGTCGGCACCAGCTAAGGCTGGTAACTGCGAAATCCTCAGATCAGCCATGACTTAACGCGTACCTAGTGAACACAGTCTATTAGACACCAATGGCTATGGGTTCTGTTCCAGTTCCACAAAGCCGGTGCCTTGACTGCTCTCCACCGATATCCTACCAAGATCTTCCTGTACAAGATAGTTGCTGACAGTCTTGACAAGTAGCTTGATCTCGCCAGTCGTTACGAACTGAATCGTTGATCGGACGGGTTCGGCTGGATCAAACGCCATCGCCACGTTGGTGATCAGCGCATTGAACTCGTACCAGACCTCGTCATCGGCATCGGCACCTGTACCACGGGTCACCAGGTACAGCTTGGCCTTGAACTCGCTGCCAAGTTGCTGGCGGATGATCAGCTGGTGCATGTAGACAGCCAGCTCTGGGTCGGTTAGTGCGCCGGTGTAGCTGGTGTTGGTGTAGTCAAAAAAGCATTGGATGCTCCCACTACCACTGATCAAAGTGCCGTATTGGCGTTTGAACTCATCACCAATTTCAGTAACGTCTACCGCGTCGCGTGACGTATTCAATTCATAGTTTGTCACCTTAGCCATCAATCGGCCGATGGAGTTTGCAACTTGAATACGAATTGGGATATTCCGGCTTGGCGCAGATAGATCAACGCGGCCTGTTGAGCCACCTGCTACAGCATTGGAGAAACTGCTATAGAGACGAATGCCACCAACTTGATCGACGTTGATATACCACTTGCCGCTTGAATATGTCCTGCCTGTTACAAAATCCAGTGCTCCGTTATCAGTTGCTGTGATTTCCAGCTGGTCGCCGGTCAGCAGCATACCTTCTGCAAAATCAAAACTAAAACAATCCCTAGCAGCACTGACGTCACTGGGGTTTACAACGCTTGTAAACGATTCGTCGATGGAGCTGCGTGTTAACTCAACAGATCCTGTGTAGCCAAGATAGATAGACATCAGAGCACCACGCTGGTCACGTCACCGCAAACTTGGAACTGAAGCTGTGCTTGCATGACCTGGCCCACGGTCATTGCCAATTCTGCATTGGTAATCAGCGCCCTAAACGTAATACTCTTTGCACCAAATCCCAAAGTCATGGACACAATGTCAGCATCGCTTGGTGCGTCTGTTCTGATTACCTTAGATAACAAGCTCTTGGCTGAATCTTCGTACATCCATATTGAACAGTTGCCGTTTGCGCTTTTCAGTCCTGGTGTGTAACTGCGGGCAGCATCTTCAAGGCTTGTAATTTCTAGACTTTCAACTTGCGATGACAGACTCCAGCTGGCCACCTTGGCTAGCTTTGTACCCGCATAAGTGATCGAGCCGTCTTTGCCAGAGATGAAAGAAGCCATGATTTATTTTAGGGGTCAAGCTGACCAACTAGCCGTACCTGTACTGTACTCAATCCTGGTTTGACGCTTTCCACGCTTGGGGCCTCGGCATACCGCCAGCGCAAACCGCTGCCGCCCACTTCGCGTAGGTAATTGGCCATTGGTGCAGATGCACCAGCCGCACCATCGGATGTGGTGAAGCTGATCCAATCCGCTGATGGCATCAGCTGTTCGTAATTTGCCAGGATCGAAGCGGCTTGGGTATCGGTGATATTGCGAAAACCGAGGCTCATCTCTGCGTCACTGCGGCGGTTGCCGTACAGCAGCCTGGTGGTCGTACCATTCAATGCCTTGAACTCAGACATCGGGTATTTGCCCGGTGAATAGGTGCGGGTATTGGGTTTGATGCTTGGGAATGCGATGGCCGCCATCAGTATGCCTCGACCACAAAATCACTTGAACTCCATTGTAAAACCTCCAGTTGGTTGCTGGTATTAACTGGCTGATAACTGCAAGCGATCTGCACAAAGCCTTCTTCGCCAATCGTGATCGATTCGACCTTGTAGACGCGGCTTGTGGTGGTGCTGTTTTTGATGGTGAAGACCACGCCACGCAGGCTGGTTTCTTGCGCCACGCCACTGGATACAGTCAGCGATGCTTCTTGCACTCCAACTGTGCCGGGTGTCCAGTACAGAATTGAGTAGCTGCCATCGGCCAGCGTGGTGGTGCTGGTGATGATGCCAACGTCATTGATGCTGCCGTTGTTGAACCGACTGGTATGCGTCACCTCTGACACAAGGCGGATGTACTCGCCGGGGGCCAGACCTAATGCTCCAGCAGGCGTGGTTTCAAATGTCAGGCCGTGATCAACCAACTTGCGCAGCTTGAGTGCGTATTTGGCAAAGATCTCGGCGTGTTCAGCACTACAGCACCAGGCAGAGATGTCGAAACTTTCCTCTGGATCCAGTTCACTGCCGCCTAATGCGTCCGACAGTCGGACGGTGATTGTGCGATCCCGCGTAAAGCCGTTATCGATTTCATCGCGCAGTTTGACCACCGCCTTAAACAACTGGCGCTCCTCTGGACTTAGCCAGGTGACTTTTAGGTTGCGGATGTTGCCATCAGTAAACAGCGCTTTGATCTCTGGTGTGCCTTGGTAGTTGATTGTTCCGTCGCTGTTGTACGGAACAGAAGGTACCAGCGAAAACTTGCCGCCGAGGATGGTGAAGTCCAGCAGACAGTAACCTGCCGTTTCGTAGATCCATTCCCGTAGGTTTAACTTTTCAGTTATAACGCCATCCCAGTTGAACTCATTAGCGTAACAAAACTTTGCAGCCAGTTGCATCCTGTCACGATCAACAGCTGCGGCACCGATTACGTTGCCCGCACCAATCATCTTGTCTGTGAGCAGCGTGTAAGCAATTTCAGGGAAATTCTGAGTAGCGTTCAGACTGCCAAGGCCAACTGGGTTGCCTTGGTCATCGCATAAACGTTCCACCTCGATGCCGTTGCGAACGTAGGCGCTGAGCTGCTGGAACGATGACCACTCTTTGGTGGAGTTCAAGCGCACTCCAACCATGGCCAGGTTGTCGTACTGGGGCACATCACTTTGCTTCAACAGTTCATTGACATAGACCACTTCATGTTCTGGGCCACGTTCATGGCTCATCTTTTCGCTGTCATACAATTTGTAATCTGCAATGGCGTCGAAAGGATTTAAGTTGCCTACAGTTTGCAAAATTGGATCCCTTCTTTCAACTGGATTGATGGTGACAACAAGTGTTATGAGGCCAACGCCAGGCACTGTGCATTGCAGGGTATCATTGTTTGAATAACCACTGCCGCCATTACTAATGACCCACTTGGCAGCACCATTGCTGTAGATCGTAACTTCAATTCCAGCGCCAGATCCGGTGCCACCAAACAGTGCATATCCTGCAACACTTGTTGGGGTCTCAACAATTAAAGTATCGCGGCCAATTTCATACCAGCTGTTTTGCCCATCTTGCTGGCGTAGATTTCCCTTGTAATACCGAGTATTGCCCAGGATCATCTGGGTGCCGTTTGTTGTTACCTCACCCTGTCGTACACCATCCCAGTAGTAGGCAAACTGGTCACCGTATTGGTTAACGTTATCGCTGGCAAGGTTGTATCTGGTTTGAAGGTTGCCCCAGATATAAGGTGGAATGCCTGTGTTGTTATAAGCATTGAGGCCGTTGATGGGACCTCTAAAAGTTGGTGCGGCAGTGCCACCGCTATCAGTAATAATGAAATCACTATTTGATGCCGCATCATAGGACATCGTTAATAAGCGGCCTGTTGTCCTAACAAAAAAGCCGTTCTGGTTAAACGCCATTGGCGTATCGGTTGGCTCAATCAAGCGCACTAACTTGTCTTGCCAGTTGTAGAAAACTTCCGCGCCTGATACAGGCATCATCCTGAACTCATACTGGCCACGTTCAGGATGTCTGATGCGAATAAAATTGTATTGAGCGACGGGTGCATTCCCCCTGATAGCAAACGGAGCGCCGCCTGCTGATAGGTCGTTCCATGCTGTACTGGCAACGCCTATCTTGCGCCACTGCAATCTGAAGAAGCTGTATCTGGTGATGTACCGATCAACATTGCCTAGTTGAAGACTGGTGTTGTCTTGGTTGTAGCGATCAATTGTTGCGTTTGATGGCTGACTGTTTACGTTTGGGAAATTGATCTGGCGCCAGACTGTGCTTTTGATTCCAATCTCAGTTGCATCACAGGCGCGGTTATTGGAGATGGTGCCAATGGCAAGCCGTTGTAGGTGATGTTCGTAGGAATTGTGAATACTTGTGTCTGTACCGAGGTTGCAGACGCCTGCTTCCGTTACACGGAAAACATAATCTTTCCGGCTGCCAGGCACCCATACGCCTTCGGTTTGATCGGTGCACACAACCACAGCTGAGCCAGCCATGTACATGTCGCCAACGGTGATGCTGCTATCAGCTTCAATGCGTCGATCTTCTAACGCTGAATTAACATCATTGACGCCCCAGGGCAGGTAGGCGTTTACGTCGTGCTCTTGGGCGCCGCAGTAGTAAACAAGTATTGCGTCAACATTTTGTTGGCCACTTTGATTACCAACAAAGCCTTGGAATGTTTCAAATTTTCTTGCTAGTTTTGCACCCTTTGCAACGTTGTCTGTAAATGTTTGGCCGGTTGCTGATTTAGGATTCATCAACAATTCATACTGAACCTTGTACGCAACCCCATTCCCCATGGGTGAGTACAGGCCAAATTGTGTTTGCGTTGATGGTGTGCGGGTGCCGCTAAACCATGGCTGAAATGTTTCTGGTACGTCGTCATAAACTTGGAAGACGTCATTGGATGGACTGGTCGCAAGCGTGCCACCAGTGCGATTACCTTCAAGAATGCGGCCACCGTTTTGGCGGAAGTACAGCGCAACCTTTGCGGCTGAATAATTCTTGAGTGATGAATCACCAATTGCATAACCTGCAAAGTCTGGGGCGCTCCGTAGCTTGCCCATTGATAGGACCATCAGCGCCAAAAGTTGCTGGCCAGTGCCACGGCTTAGCAGTTGGGACCAGACCAGTTGACCAGCAACCCGAACCCCGCCTTTGCCAGTGCGGTCTTTGTGCGTAAAAACCAGCGGAACAATCGATCCAAGTTTGGCTAGTTCTTGAACACTGTCAAAATTTTCACCCTGAGTAAAACGCCTAGCACCAGTAATATCTGCGGTTCTTAAACTGCCACCAGCAGCCTGCAAAGCTTTTGGCTTTGGGGCCAGCAGCATTGAAATTGCTGAAGACGCAATACCAATCGCCAAACTAACAAGAATAGGCACTAATGCAGGTCCGTTCTGCACATCTGGAACGCCAACCAGGTCGTATGCCTTGTCTCGCTGGCCGTTATAAGCGTCGCTTAATTGTTGAAAATATAGATACTCTTCAGCCGTAATCCCAACCGTTTCGCACAGCGCTACTTCTACGGGCAGTAAAGCGCGACCACCGCTAGGTAGCTTGCCGGGGACCATTTCACCTCGCTGGTCAGACAATGGAGAAACCCTCCCTCCCAATAGACAGCCATGCCGTATCCATTATCGGATTCGCACAGGGCAACTGTTCCAGTCAGTCTAGGTGATTCAACGATTTTTCCCCACTGTTGAAGTTGTTCTTTGAAAATGCTGTAGTCACCACGATGCAAGCGGCGATACCAGTCGCGGGTAGGTGCTGGTGTTTCGATCCCTTGCCAGGCCAACACGGTTCTTGTGAGGCTTAAGCAGTCCACCTTGCCGTGGCGTTCAGGGTCTGCGCCAAGGCGATAACCCATGCCCACCAAGCGGTGCGGGGGGATCATCGGTTGCTGATGCTTGCCGTGGAAGGTAGTTGGCCTACCAGATTGGTGGTCAGCACCCGTGTTGGAGCGTTGGCACCAACAGCATCAATGCCGCTACTCAACAGCACGATCAAGGCGTCCATGTCGTAGTTCAGGGATGCGGCCAACCAGGAATCTTCCATCAACTTGCGGCCCACGGCAAAGGTGGTGGGATTCATGGTGCAGGTGGTGACCTTGACGTTCCACTTGGACTGGACCGCCTGGGCGCCAATGCTCATGGCCAGTTGGTTGCTGGACAGCATCAGTTCGGCTTCTAGGTTGTCGCCAGTGCGGTTACGGGTGGCGCCGCGATACATGAACGCTAGGTAGCTGTAATCTTCGCTGTCGAGGCTGATAGCTGCACCAACTTGACCGTTTTGGTAGCGGCCCTGCACGACACCAGAAGAGTCGGTAATGCGGATGAAATTGCTGATTGCTTCCATTAGCGCATACCTAGGCGTGAACGCTGGCTACGAGAATTGCGAAGGCTGCTCATGCTTCTACTGAATCCACCCTCGGCACCTTGCTTGGCGGCTGCGTTACCCATGGCGCGAACCTGATCAACAGTTGCATATTCAACGTTGTTGATGACCACAGTCTCCAGCGTAAAGGCATTGCCTCCATCACCCATGCCGCCATTGCCCATGGCGCTACTGTCACCCAAAATGCTGGCGCCACGCTTACCCGCGGAGTAGTTGGACATCGCCTGCATCATCTTGCTGGCTGGAATGACGTACTCAGGTTGGCCACCTTCGCCAATGATCGCGTTGGTGGGGCCGGTGACATAACCGCCTGTTGCGTAAGGCGCAGGAATTCCAATTGGAGGTTCAGTTGCGTATTTATTCAGATCTTTCATATTTGCACTTTCAAGGGTTTTGCCGCCTTTTGCTCCACCAGCTATGCCGCCAAGTATGCTTCCAACCAATTGAGTAATTAACTTAATGGCCATCATTTTGACGGCATCGGCAATCATTTGAGTTGCCATTTTTGTGAAATGGCTTGCAATGCTTTGGAACAGGCTACGCAACGCTTCTTGCGCTGTCATTGCTCCAGTAATCATCCCTTCAAAACTGTTAGCAAAAGCATCGCCAATTGCGTTGGCAGCGCCAATAATTTGATTTACTGGATCAACTAATTCTTTAAGGTTATTTTTAATTTTATTATAAGCTTCATCAAGTCTTTCTCGTCTTGTTTTTTCGGGTGTAATTGTAGCTTTTGCTTCCGCAACTTTTTGTTCAGGCAATTTCTGCAAGTCTTCCAATTCCTTTTTAAGTCTTGCAACTTGATCTGCTGACAACCCGCGAGCTTCTGCCTCTGCCAAAGCAGCTTTAGCTAACGCTACTGCTGGTTCAAGTGACTTTTGAAGTGCCTTGCCAGCACGGTCAATTTCAACGTACTGTTTGGCAATTTCTGGGTTGATGCCTTCAGCAATCAAACGCTGATAAGCTTTGTCATCTTCAAGTTTTGTCTTATTTGCCAGGATGATGGCATTTAGGGGCTCTTGCTGTTGCTTAATATGTTGAGCGATTTCACGTTGGTATTGGTTTTCACTGGCAATCAATCCACTCCTGACGCCAAGCATTTTTGCATCTTTTTCATCCTGTGGAATTTTTTCACGTTGAATTGCAGCCGCTTGGGCAAGAAGATCGATTCCACGGCCAACCATTTGCAGGCGCATTACCTCCAATTGGTTTTGATCGTATTCGGCCTTGGCAATACGCGCTTTGATAACTTCTTGAGAAGCAAACAACCCATTGGCAGCCTGGATTTGAGCCAGTTCGCTTTCGCGTTCTTTCTTTGCTTTTTTTGCTTTCTTTTCTTTCCCTTGTGGTTCCACGCCTGGGCCAAGAGTGTTGGTTGTATCTGTTGTGGTTGTTTGAGCTTGCTTGAATTTAGTTGGGTCCAACCCAAGCACTGCTTGCGCCGAACCAATGCGTGCATTAGCCTGCATTTGGCGTTCATTTGCACTGGAAATTGTGGGCAAATTGGCACCAAATGCGTTCAAGACGCCACCGATATTTGCACTCTGAATAGCGCGACTACCAATTGATGTAAGTTCTTTTAATGTTTTCCTTTCGTTGTTAATTACCTGTTTTGCGATTGCTTGCTGCCTTACAACTTCTTCCTTGGTTGAGCCTGCAAACATTGCTGCCGCACCACCTGCCGCTTTTCGCCCGCGCAATTTATTGATTTCAGCCATTGCTGAAACAAGATTTTGTATTCCATTAACGGCAATGTTAACTGCAATTGCAATAACACCAAAGGCTGCCAATCTAGACAGAATGCCAAGCAGTCCAGCAGCTTTTACAGTTGCTGTACTCATGCCAGTTGTCAATGCATACATTGCAGCATTCCCGCGCAATGCAGCTGTTGCTGTCAATCCTGTTTGTATTGCCAACAAAGACATTGCGCCGCGCAGTAATGTGGCGACACCAGTAACCGCAGATATTGTTTTTTGAACCAGCAGAAGCTGTACTATTAACTTGACCAACTCGGCAACATTGTTTTTTATGGGATCTGGCAAAGAGTTAAATGCACCTGCAATGTTTGTAATTGCTTGGATAATCGGCAGTGCTGTTTCAAGCAATTTTGCCAAAATAGGGAGCAATGCGGTGCCAAGTGAAATTGCAGCAACTTCTGATGCTGCTTTCAGGCTATTGAGTTGACCCTGAAATGTTTTAAGTGATTTCTCAAAATCGCCTTGAACCGTGCCAGCGGCTGCCGCGCCACCTGCTGAAGCTTTAAGTTTTTCATATTCGTCACGATATTTCATCAATGACATCAAAGCCAGCTTGGCTTCTTTATCACCAAAGATTTGAGACAACTTAAATGGATCTCCGCCGGTAACCCGAGCTAGTTCTTTGACTGCCGCGTCCATGGGGTTGACCCCATTTTTTACTGCATTTTTAAGAACTTGTTCGATGTCAACGCCAAATTTCTTGAAGTTTTTAGCCGCATCTGGTGCGGTCATTTTTAGCAGCGCATCCGTCAGCCGCGTGGAGGCTTCTGCGGCTCCTGGTGCATCCTTGCGGACCATCTGCATCATTGCTGCCAATGAAATAGCGCCTTGTTTGCCGGTGATACCTAGTGAGGTGGCAGCAGACGCAATCGTCGGCATGAACTGAGCCATATCCTTTAGCTCAAAAGCGCCTGCCTTACCAGCAAACGCCAATGCGTCAAAGGTGGCTTTAAGTTCGTTAGGTTTGATTTTTAATGCACTTTGTAATTGAAAACCTGTTTTTGTAACATCCGTAAGCTCAGAGTTTGTTGCTGTAGCAACTTTGCCAAGCGTTTCAAGCGATGTCACCGCATCTGGCAAGTTCAAACCTTGAGCAACCAGATCCTGTAAGCCTTTTGCCAGCACTGTCGGCGCTAGGTTTGTCTTGGCTGGTGCCGACAGTTCTTTAAGTGCAACAGCTACTGCTTCAAGATCTTTTTGACTGGCGCTAGATGTTTTACCAATGTCGCTGATAATAGATTCAAATTCAGTAGCACTTTTTATTGCTTGCCCAAATGCTAAGCCAGTAGCTAGTTGGGCGCTAAGTCCACCCAAGGCGCCTTCAAGCATTCCAACACTACGAGTCGCCTGTGCCGTTGCAGCACTAAATTGTCTTATGCCATTAGACGCACCAGCGGCGCTACGTCCAGTTGCTATAAACCGACCGTTTGCATCGCGCAGTCGTGTACTTGCGTTGTTTACCGCGTTTTCAAGTTGCTGCGCAGCAGTAGTAAGTTTTTTAGTCTCAGAAACAGCGTTGCCGCTGCGTACCTGAAATTCAAGTCCTACTACTGCCACGGTTCGACCACTGCTATTGCGTCAGTCTACTAGCTACGCCGCTTGGCTTTGTCCATTTCCTCCCGTTCTCGTTTGCCCTTTATCTCGTAGTAGGCGGCAAAGTGAACAAACTCGTCGTCGGTGAGTTCCTGCCGCAACTGACTGACCGTCTTGCCTAGCTCGGTAGCAAGGAAAAATTCAAAGAACAGCCAGTTGTCGGCCTCTAGTCGTTTTTTACTTCGTCGAGTGGCTGGGCCTCACCAAGACCAAACAGGAAGAGTTCCAGTTCGTTCAGGACCGACTCAGGCAGTTCACGTTGCAGTTTGGCTGCATCGGCGGGCGCAAAGGCTTTTTTGCCATCTTCCAACTCAGCTATTTGGCACAGCATCTGGGTGCTGATTTCCAAAGCTTCGTCAGAACCGGCAAGGCCAGTTGCGCGTTTGCGATCGGCGCGGGTAATCGGCTTGAAGTACAAAGACAGCACTACGGTGCCGTCTTCCTTCTTGATGTTGAATTGACGCCGTTGGTTGAGGTCAAAAGCCCCGGTGAGAAGATCAACGGGGCGTGGTGTGGCAGGCATTAGATGGAGGTAGTAATGGCACCGTTCATGGTGAAGTTAACCGTCACCACTTCCAGTTCACCAACCGTAGCACCGTAATCAGTGGATGTGATCACGATGCTGCCGGTGATCTTTTTGCTGCCAGCTTCATCAAGGTAAAGTTCAACGCTGGCGTTGCCTTCATCCGTGACCGTGTTGGCGTCCCTGATCAGGTCAAGTTTGTCGCCAGCGCTGGGCGCGTCATACATGACCTCCATGCTGCCGCTGCCTGCAATCAGGCCGCCGATGTTGGCCTTGTAGGTTGCGCCTTGAGTGGTGGTCTCAAGTACATCCTTTTCCACGGTCATGGACCAGGAACGCACAGCGGCAATCTCAGAGATGCCGCCGCTGCTGTCCTTGTCAAAGAAAACCGTGCCCTGTTCGCCGCGATAGAAAGCCATGATCAGATTGTCGAGGTGGTGATGGTGCCACTGGTCACGAAGTTACAGGTGACAACCTCTAACTCCCCAACGGTGGCGCCGTAATCAGCAGAAGTAATCAACCCAACAAAGCTGATCCGCTTGGTGCCGGTGGTGTCAAGGAATAGCTCAAAGGTGGCCACACCTTGATCAGTTGCGGTGTTTGCCGCCGTGATGAAAGCCTTGGTTTCATCTGCACTGCTGGCTGTGTACATCAGCTCAACACTGCCAGAACCAGAAATCAAGCCGCCGATGTTGGCTTTGTAAGTAGCGCCCAAAACGGTGGTTTCCAGCACATCTTTTTCGATGGTCATTGACCACGAACGGGTAGATGCAATGGTGGAGTTGGCAGAACCAGCATCGTCAAATTTGACGGAACCTTGTTCGCCGCGATAGAAAGCCATGGTTAAAGATCCTCGAAGGTTTCAAAGGTCATTCTGACCTGAGTTTGGAAGTACCCTTCGGGAGACGGCGTGGCCACCACCTCTGGGCCTGTTGGGGGATCAAAACGAACCCCGGATACGACAATTCTATTGTAAAGGTCTCTTACTCTTTTGCCGACGGTCAGATTGGCGCTGGGGCCAACACCTTTGGCAGAGAAGATGTTTACAACAATGACACCGATCACGCTGTTGCTGGCGCCAGCAGTGCTGCCCATGGTCATGTAGTTGTTGGCGCCAAAGCTGACAGAACACTGTGCCCAGGTGCTGCCTGGTGTGGGCGTGTATGCCACGTTATGGAACACCACTGGTATGACTGGCACGATGGCTAGTTCGGTAGCGAGCCTGCCTTCCACGATGGCGCGGATTGCGTTGAGATCTAGTGCGGCCATTAGCCTTGCCTCCCGATGTAATCAGCTAGTTGCCTAGCACGGTTGGCCATTTGAACTGCAATGATGTCGATCCATCCTGCTGGCGCTTGAGTGCTGTGGCCATTTGCAAGTGGCTCAGCGTATGGAAGTGTGTTGTGGATGTTGTAGGTGTTGCCCATGCGCTCATTGCCAGGTGTGTAGTTGATGCCAGTCAAAGCGGTTGGCGCAGGACTCCCTGGTGGTGATGTTTTGCCTATATTTTCCCCTTTGCTTGCTTGCTGCGGCCCAGCGTCATAATTCCCGGTGGCATTTTCACCAACAACCCAGCTGGCGCGGAAACGACCCGTGTCTACTGGGCTTTGTGCTTTAAGTTCTGCGTCTGTCTCAAGTACGACTACGCGCATCAGCATGTTCATCTGGTCTTGACAGAAGTCACCAATGTCAACAATGTTGATGCGTCTTGCCATGATCAGGCTCGCAGGACCAGTTCGTAGGTGATCGCTTGGTTGTCTTGCTCGATGGTCTGCACGGTGATGATCTGGTGCGACACGGTGCTGATGATCACGCGGTCGGCGGTGCTTGGCGTTACGGCCAGGTCGGTTGCTGCGATGAACAGCCGCTTGTCACCGGCTTGGATCAGTTCGTTGACCTCACGGGCGTTCACATCTTGTAATACGCCACGCAGGGCATAATCCGTCGCCGTCTCCGTTACCGCGCCTGTGGAGGCGTTGTAGGTGCCACTGGTGACCCGCCTATAGGTCAACGCACCACCAAACTTGCCCATCAGCTTGGAGGCGGTCTTCTGTAGTGAGGAAGCTAGTGCCATCAGAGCTTGTAGGCAATGCAGTGGCCAGCCGACAGGTTAATACTGGTGAAAACACCATAAATCGTTACTCCAGCGGTAGGAGTATGGCCGGCCAATGATGCCCCGTCATAGTTGGTGCTAATAATTTCAGTGATTGCTGCGCTGCCCAAAAAAGTAATCGCACACCAGCGGCCAGTCACTGTTGTTGCGGCGTCAACAAAAGTTGCGCCTTTGGAATAATCAATGCCTAATACGTTGGAATCACTC